GATCCTCCTGGCCAATCAGGCAACCTTGCTGAAAGGTGAAGCGCTTTACCGGGAAGACCAGGTAATCGCCTTGCCGGCTGGGCGGGGCGACCAGAAGATCAAAAGAGCCGGTCAGCCCATTTTCGCAGCCACCGCCGCCGCTGCTGGAACCGCTGGAACTACTGGACTCTGAGCTGCTCTCGCTGCTGGATTCAGGGCTGCTCTCGCTGCTAGATCCTGAACTCGACTCCGAGCTGGACTCCGAACTCGACTCAGAACTGGATTCAGAGCTACTCTCTGAACTGGACTCTGAACTACTGGAACTGCTGCTACAGGGACAGTGCCGGATCATCACCAGCATCCAATGATTCGGACCGGCCATGTGCCGCAGGAGCACTTCCGTATCTTTCGGTAGATACTGGCAGCCGGTCTGCGGATCGATCAGAGCGGCCGGATGGATGCTAATCAGGCCGTAGTCGTCATGGGCCAGACCGGTAATTTGTGTGTCGCGTCCCTGCTCGTAGGCGTCCTGGAAAGAGACTTCTGCTTGTTGGCATGCGAACCATTGGTCGCTCTTAACCTTGGCCGGGACCAGCTGTTCGTAGGTGTCTAGCAACAGCCAGAGGCCGCTGGGGTAATGGTAGATAGCCCACACCCAATCGCCCTCCGCATAGCGGGGAGGAAGCAGATGGTCTTGGCCGTCTTGGCCACGGAAGGGGTTGCGGTTCAGGCCGGGGTAGGCCGTTGGGGCCCAGAGGCGGATGCGCTGCTCCGGTACAGCCGGCGCCCAGGCTTCCGCCGGGCCTAAGCCCCGCTGCAAGATCACCGCTTCGCAATAGTGCCAGGCCGTGGGCAGAAGCTCCTGGTCTTGGCCGGGGGGTACATGCTGCCAGCCAGATGCAATCTGCACTAGCTGGATCGGCTGTCGCGGACGGACCAGCAGCCGCTGGCCTTCGGCCGACTGATCCAAGTCCATGCCATCGACGGTCCAGTTCAAGGCGGCCTGAGTGCCGCGGAGATGTTCGGCGGCATGGGCCGCCAGGATCGGATCGCCCGGCTTTGGTATCGGAAGCGTGCGCATGGCCGTTTGTTTTCGGATCTTTCAGGAAAACGGTGGCTTCGGCCTTTCAGCTGAACATGTTGGAAAAATCGACCTTCTGGTATCGGTCCACCCATTGGCCGCTGCCATTGTTCATCTTGATGCGTTGCCAGCCATCAGGCCTGTACTCATGGTTCCAGCCGTAGGTGTTCTGTCCGACCTTGATCCCACGGTAGGAGAACTTCGCCGTCAGTTTCCAACACCACGGCATGGTAATGCTAGCGCGGGTAGAAGGGGCCATTTCGTAGCCGAGAAATAAGATGGTCTCCGGCGGGCAACCCAAGAATGATCCATTGTTCACGCAGCCCAGCTTTTCCCGCCAGCTGCTAATTGGGGGATTGTCTACATAGTCCCATATGAGTGTATATTCCGCTTTGCGCACAAGGATGCGGCCTGCCGGGGAGTCATCTTCCGGCAGTGGCTGGCCCGGATAACCATTGGAATTATCCTCCCAGCGGACGGCCCGGGCAGGCAGGCGCATCCACTCACCTCCAGCCTGTATCATCAGCATCAGAGCGGTATCAGGGCGGACTGATGGTTTAGGAATCGGCCAGGGCTGATTGGCAAAATCGGTGGCGTATTCCGCTGTCAGTTTAGCCCAGTCGTAGCTGATTTCCCCTGCGCCGCCGTAGGCCTTGGCTTCGCCGGGAAACGGCTCGATCTTGACCTGGTTGCACCAACAGTAGGGGATGCTCGGATGCGCAGAACCGAGCAGCGATTCTGCTACAGCCAAGCGACTTGCCCACGGCACGCGAAAAATGCGGGTAGCGGAATTGCCGCTTCCGATCTGATGGGTGGAACTGTTGCTGCCGGTAAACTCGCTCATGCGGCCAGCCTCCTTGCTCAGCCGTAGGCGGCTTGCAGGCGGCCGCCGACGACTTGAACGCGCACGGTGTTGCCGTCGACGGCCTGGGAGAGTTTGTCGGTGGCTTCGGCGGTTTTTTGCGTGGCGTCGACGATTTTTTCTTCTTGCCGACGTGCCGCTTCTTCCTGCATCTGGTTGGCCAGGGCTTCCAGAGCCACAAAGCGAATCCGCGCTTCCGTGCCGGCCTGTTTGGCAGCCTGGGCGGCAGCGGCAGCCGGAGCGGCGGCAGGTGCTGTAGCGGCCTTGATTTCCGATTCCGCTGCCGCCGCGGCCTTCTTTTGCTTGCGGGCGTAGAACTCCTCACGCCTTTTCGCTAACTCCGCTTCCAATCGCTCCAAGGCTGGGGTGGTCTTTTTAATATCCGCCTCCACAAACTCCGGCATTTTTTTGATGGCCGACTGGAACCCTTGCGTAAGCGGGGTCCAATCGAACTCCCACCGGCCGCCTTTAACCCAGGTCCAAAAGGCATTCCACAGGTTCTTTAGGTTCGTGATCAGATTGCTGAACGTGGTCTTGGCCAGGTTCCAGATATCCGTTAGCACGTCGCGCCAGTTTTCCAGGAACCACGTAAGCAGAATCCAGGCGTTCTGGAAGAAGGCTTTGATCTGGGGCCAGAGGTTTTCACACCAGAGCTTAAACCGCTCCCAGGCGATGGCTAGATACAGACGCCAATTCTCAAAGAAAAACTGCACCGAGGCGAGCCAATTGGTCATCGTGGTTTTGAACTCTTCGGTACTTTGCCCGAGCAGCCCGCCCAGCAAGGTGGAAAATATCTGCTGCAGCAGATTGCCGATCCAGGAGAAAACCGTCGAAACTACTTCCCAGATCATGCGGCATGCGGCAGCGAAGGTTTCATAGACTTGGATGACGGTCTCTTTCCACTGATCCAGAAAACCGCGGACCCATTCCCCGGCGGAGCGGATTTTTTCGCCCAAGCCACCGAGCCAATCGCCCAGACCGGCCAGCAGCCCTTTGACGTTAAAGGTTTCGATGAAGGCCGTGCCCAGTTCGGCAAGAGCCGTTTTCAGGTTGCCGGTCACGGTGCTCCACAGGCCGCCGGTGGTCCTGGACAGGCGTTCCATGCCGCCGGCAAACTGGCCGCCGGCATCTGTGAGGCGGGCGATGGCTGCCTGCACATGGGAAAAGCCGACCCGGCCCTCGCTGACCAGCTCCCGGACCTGGGTTTCGGCAACGCCCAGCACCGCGGCCAGTTCTCGGGTAATGGGGATACCGCGGGCCTGCCAGGATTCGAGCGTTTCGGCGGTCAACCGGCCCTGGGCTTGTACTTTGCCGTAGATGGCGGCAAGATCGGCTAAACGGGCTCCGCTTAATGCGGCAATATCGCCCAAGCGCCGCATGGTAGGCAGGATGTCTTGGGCCGCCGTGCCGTAGGCCAGAAGCTGCTTGGCCACTTCGCCTAGTTCCATCTGCTCAAATGGGGTGCCCGCGGCGAACCGGTTGATCTCGGCCATCATCTGCTTGGCCGCGTCGGCAGAGCCCAAGAGCACCTCAAACTGGGTGGCCAGGCTTTCGGTTTGTGCGGCAAGGCTCATGATACCGCCGGCGCCGGCTACGCCGGCTGCGCCGAGAGCAGCGCCAGCCAGTCCGGCGGGGCTAGCCAGACCTGCCAGGACATTGCTCAGGCCGCGGATCGGAGCCGTAGCGGCGCTGGCCAGGCTCTGTAGGCCCCAGCGCACCGAGCCGAAGGCCGCCTGCACGCCGGCCAGGCCCCGAACGCCAAGTTCCGCATAGTACTGGCCGATCTTGGGCATAGGTTAGCCCTTTTTGCTTGCCAGGAATGCCTGCACCTGCTGAGGAGTCATCCAGACCGTTCGCTTGGGTCGATCGACCGGCAGCCCCAGAACCATGGCCGCTTCCAGCGGCGTAAGCTCCAGCACGACCTGAGGCGGCCAGCCGAACCGCTCCGCACAAGCACGAAACAGGTCCTGCCAATTTAGGCTGTCTGGGTGGTGGTAGGGTTTTCGCTGCTGGAACCTCCGACAGCGCCTTCATTGGCCGCTGCCGTCAGGATGGCATTGAGCTGCGGACCGTACTGCTCCTTGGCCTGTGCGATCCAGGCGAAAGCATCGTCCAGGGTCTTGATCTGCTGGCCATGATGCCGCCGGAGCACAAGAAATGCCGCAGCGGCCAGTTGCAGACTGTCGGGCAGTTCCTCCAGGTTTTCTAAGTGGAAACGCCGCTGCTGAGCCGCTGCGGCAAACGCGGTCTCCCAGTACCGAGCTTGCTGCTCTGGCGGCACCAAGTGGGCATGGCGAGCTGCCTGTTCGATCGGATCCGGTAGCCGCGACAGGATGGCCGATTCCAGAGCGGCCAGGTCCTCTAGCCGCGGGGCAGCCAGGCGCCACATCTGGCTGCCCACAGCAATCTCCCGATACAGATGGCCGGTTATGCGGGCAAGTCCATCCATGCGTACATCTCCTGTAGGCGTAGGTTGCGGACCGCCGAATTAGCTTCCGCCGCCATAGGTCCATGCGCCGCTGGAAACAAAGCTGGCCTTAAACCCTACCGGTGCGCCGGTGTCGATGTCCACCTCGTAGGCGATCTCGGAGACGATCGCATTTCCGGAGAGCTTTAGGTTGCCGGTTTCCAGCACCAAACCAATGATGCTGCTGACGCTAATCGGCGCGCTGACAGCGTCCGATTGCAGTTTGGCTTCCAGATCGCCGCTGATCTCTTCGGTGCCGGCAACGGCCAGTTTCCAGCCGCCGGAGTCGCTGGAGCCAAACGTGGTCACGTTCGATTTGTGCGTGGCCGACCACTTGGTCACGTCGGCCAAATGGTTCTGGCCCACTTTCACCTTTCCGCTTCTTCCGCTAAAGGCTGCCATCGGCGTCCTCCTTGATAGATCACCAACATTCTCGGTTGTTTCTACTCTCCGGGGCGAATCCGCCCCGGCCCATGGAAGCTATAAGGTCATGGCGTCAAACTGGATCGCCGCTTCGGCAATCCAGCAGCGGGATGGGCTTGTCTCTGGGCGCTGGATCGTCATCTGCAGGCTAGCCAGTTGCATGGGGCCGTACCGCTGCGAGGTCCAGCCGTCCAGATGCTCCCGCATGGATTCCCGCAACGCCTCCAGGGTCGCTAGGTCCTGGGCCTGCGCCACTGCCTGGATGGTAATCTGCGGGTAGCGTCGGCTGCTGGTCTGCAGACCGTCGGCAATTTGCTCTGCGACCAGTCCCAGACACGGTAAGGCCGCTCCGGGATTGGGCGGCCCCAGAAAGACCCGCTCGGCCGGTACAATGGCCGTAAGCCCCGTCTTCGTACTCCAATGGGCCTGGATGGCTTCCAGTACGCTCGGAGCAGGATCTGGCATAGCAGGTTCTCCGGTTCGGGTTATTCCGATTGACCATGTCGCTGCAGGGCGGAACGAAGGAGGTTTTCCACGGCCCCGCGGCAGCGGTCCAGCGTGGGCCGAAGCCAAGGCCGTGGCTCAATTCGGTCTGTCCCCAGCTCCAGGTAGGCCATGTAGGCCGCATTGGTGGCCGGCCCCACGCGTGCCGTTTTCGTCTCAGGGTAATACTCCATCAGGATGTTGCGCCGTCCAAAACTGGTACGGACCATCGGCGCCTGCCCGGGAGCTGAACCGATAAACACGGTGTATTGGCTCCCTTTGGGGCCGGCCGAGGTTGTTCTCCGGCGTTTTCGCCTGATCCGTTTGGCCGGTCGATTACACGCTAGCCGCGCTTGCGTCAGCAGCAGGCTGGCCGCCCGCTGCAAGGCTTGATCCAACGTCCGGTCCAGGTCCTGCAGGACCCGATCACCCAGCCACCGCACCGTAACACCCATCGCCTCGACTCCTCAGGTGTAGCCGGCGCTCAGGATCTCTACGGCATCCGGATCCACTGCACCGGCGGCGTCGTACTCGGCAATCAGCTGCTGGAGTTTTTCGATCTGCGCACACAAAAACTCTTCGTATTCGTTCCAACTGTAATCGGGCGGCGGTTGCTGTGCGGCCAGTTCCGCCGCATACCGATCCCGGGCGGCAATCAGGTCCTCTCGGTATCCCATCCGTAGGACTCCTTGCTTCTGGGGCCTATCTGACGGTCCATCGGGAGCGTCGGCGGCCTAGGAGTTGCTGGTGTTCCTCGGTTTCTTCCCGCATCAGCCGCCGTAGGGCGTCTCCATAACAGCGAGCACAGTAGGGCTCCTTGATCGGACGGCCATGCGGGCTTTGCCAGTACAGGTCCCGGCTCATCCTGCCGCACTGGCGGCAGACGGCTTTTGGTGGTCGTCGGCTGGCTTGGGCGTGTCGGCGGCCTGCGGGCATGGCAGCCTCCTACCGAAATAGGGCGGCAATCGTCTGCGCGGCCAGCAACACCGTAAAACCGGCCACGCCGCTTACGACCCATAAAATGGCCGATACCTTGGTGCAAAGCCCTGTCGCACCGTTGCCGTACAGGGTTCGTTCGACCCGTTCGAGCCGCCGTTGTTGTTCCGTGTAAATAGCTCGGATTTCTGCAATGCCAACCTGAATGTCGGCAAGCCGAGCGTCGATCTGTTTGAAATGTTCCAGACAGCCCGGTTTGGGAACGCCCAGATCACAATCGATCTTAGGTGTCATGCAGTTCTTCCTTTCTTGGCCGAAGCGGCAGGTTCTCCAGGCGTCGGTCGCGGCAGGACCAAGTCCAAGGCTTTGCTCAGTTTATCCACGAACCAATCATCGATGGTCGAAGGAGTTTTGGCTGCCCATCGCTGAAGCAGTTTTTCCACCTCCAGCGGATCACCGGTTCGGGTGCGATTTCGTATATCACGCCAAATAAGGAAAGCGGCTACAAGCAACACGATGACAATCGGCACCCCCCAACCGATAGGCAGTAGACCAAGGACGTATTCTTTTATCTGCCCCATGAGGGATTGCCCCAGTTCTTGGGCTTGACGTTTCGCTTCCACAGCCAGTCCGATGGCGTTTTCGGCTTTAGCCACCGCCGAACCGTTATGGCTTTTCAGATCGGCTACCACTCCGTCTAGCTGGCTTACTTTGGCTTCGAGGGCCGCAAGCTTGGACTCGACCCCAGCCAAACGCTGTAAGACTTCCAGGAAGGCGGGGTGCGCTGGCGGCGATCCGGCGGGTGGTTGGGGTGCTGGGACGGGCGCCGGTTGCGAAGAAGCCGGTGGCGGTAGAACAGGTGCGTTGGGCATCGGTTGTGCTGGCAAGACCTGCCCATGCTGGCGGGCATCCTTACGGTCTTCCAGCCAAGCGTTCCAGGGAAAGACGTATCGCTTCGATTCAAAGAAGTTCACCAGTTGCGGCAGGCTCGTGCAAAGGGTTTCACGACCATCCGTGCCCCAGATGACACCCACAATGCCTTCGTTAGTCCACACCGGTCCGCCGCTATCGCCACCACGTGCTGGTCCGGTGATCACCCAATCACCGGCGCTCGTTTGCCGGACCAAACGCCCGGCCCGGTGTTGCCAACCTTGCCTCCCATCAAACCCACCGTACCAGACCACAGCGTGCATGGCCGGCAATTCCGACGCCATAAAAGCCAGTTGGGGGGCACGACCTTGAACGACCACGATAGCCGCATCCGCTTCGTAACAAATAACCGCTGTATATCCAGACAGCCGGGTTCCATCCGGAAAGATTGCGACGACCGGTGTGTTCACCCGCTCCACGACATGTCGGGCGGTTAAGATCGCCGACTGCTGGCCATTGCTGGAAATGGCCGTGCCGGTCCCGACCGATTTCATCTGGCCTGCGCCAACTTCCAAGCGGCAGACCGCCAAGCTCGGCGGTGTGGTTTCAATACCCTTAGGCGGTGCTGGCCGATCCGACGGCGTCGGCTGGTAGTGGGGTGGACGGCAAAATCCGCTGTCACACTGGGCCAAGATGGGGCGCTGTAGCCCCACAGCCAACAGCACACAAAAGCCTACGAGCACGTAGCTGAACGGTCGCATTGTACGTCCCTCCTTGGACCTGGGATTTCGGTTTTACTCTTCTCTGCCAGCCTAGCCGCAAGCGGTGCCAGGCATGCCAGGATGTCGGTAGCCGCCCGGATCAGTGCGGCGGCTTCCGGCAAGCCAAGCCGCTCGTCTTCCAGGGCATCAAGGACCGCCTGGCGGAGTTTTTCAGCCTGGCTGAGCAGTTCCATCATGCATCAGGACGGCATCTGTCGGCTCCAAAGCCGCGGTTCGACCACCACGGGAGTGCCCCGCTCGCTGGCCTTGAAGGCAGCCACCACGTCGTGGCTAAAGGCCAAGGCGCCGCTTCGGTCTTCTTCGACCTGTAGGTCCCAGTTCCGGTAATACCTGAAGCCCCGCACCAGATCGCCGTAGAACCAGATGCCTGCGGCCGTAGCAGCCGGTTGCCCCGACGCCACCAGGCGGCTATAGACCAAGGGGCTAACCACGACCTGCAGGTTCATGCCGGCCAAGGGGTTGCCGGCCACGACCACGTTGCTCGATCCGCTTCGGGTCTCCGTGGCCGAGACGATCCGGTTGGCCGTGGAGCGCAGTTGTGGCGGGACGAGAATCACCCGCTGCGTCAAGATGGGCGGCTGCCCCGTGCCTGGCATCTGGATACCCAGGAACAGGTCTTCGGCCGCATCGACATCGGTCCAGTCGGCCAGGGCGTTGACCTGCTGATTCACGTAGCGGCTGCCTGGGGTCGAGTAGAACAGGTTGTAACTGCCTTCGGCCGAATCGCCCACGCGTTTTTCCACGACACAACCGCTCACAGCGCCGACGATGTAATCGACCAGAGCCGTCTCTTTTTCTAGTCCGATCCGCTCGCCAATGCGGCGGGCTTGGTCCAGAATCTGGCCGGTCTCATCTTGCAGGATGGCCTCTTTGGTGATCCGGACAATGGCCCCGCGTTTGACGGTCTCCGGCGTCTTGACGTACTCGTCGTACATGCCAAGAGCCGGGTATTCCTGGCCTTCGGCGACCTGGAGCGTCTTGCCGTCGGCAAGCGGCAGGCTTACGCCGGTCAGCCGGGCCTGTCGGGCGCGGCCGTCGATGGCCGGCACCAGACGGCTGAGCGTAAACTCAGGCAATTGGTAGCCTTCCAGCACCGCGGCGTTGAGAATCTGCCCTGTGATCGTAGCGAAGGCCGATGTAGTCAGCGCGCCGTCGGCTTCTAGCAAGTGGGTGCCGCGGCAATAGGCTTCCAGGCCGGCCAGGCCGATCGGCTCACCCTGCCGGTCGATGATGAAGTAGGCGGCAAGATCACGCAGGGAAAAGTCTTCCGGACGTAATCCGCCCGGCTTGCCTGTACGCCCACGCTCCAGCGCTTCGTGCAAATCCTGGAGCGTGGTCTTGGGGTCCGCACAAAACTGTCGGAAAATCTCTTGGGCTTTGACCATTGTGTACCTCCTTGTACTCCTGGTAACCCTGGGAAAACTGCCTTAGCCGCCGTTAAGCACCGGCGGAAACTTTGACGGTTCCATTGTCATTCCACAGTGCGCCGGCCACGCCGGGATTGGTCGTCGGCAGCGAAGCGAGGATGTTGTTGCCACTGCGCGACAGACTCCGACTGCCGAAGAGAATGGCGGCCCCGTCGGCTAAGTTCAACGTGCCGACAGCCGACGCGTGCAGTCCCAAGTGCGAGAGCCGGCTCAGGATGCGGCAATACACGGCCGTCTCGGAGGTGCTCTTCGACGCTACGGCCACACCGATCCCCTCGGCCGTGGAACTGGCTGCGGAGACGGTCTGATTGGCCATCGCCGTGCCGTTGCCGCCAGCAAGGATTTGGCCCACTTCCATGCCGGTGCCGTCGCCGCTAGGAGCAGCAAAAAGAAAATCCCCTTCCGTGGCGACCAGCACTTGGCCAGTCCGGCCGGCTTCTTTGGCCGACAAAGCAACCCCCACAAACGCCGTGGCCAGGTTGGTCTTCTTTTCGGTGTAGTTGGCCCCGCTAACCACGGAGGCCGGGCGCACCGCATCGTGGGTCGCATCCCACCAGACCAGGTCGCCGATCTCCACCGCATCGGCCGCATAGGCCGGCAGGCTTACGGCCCGCACATCCCCACGCACAAACCGAAATTGATTCGCCATCGTTCAAACTCCTTTGGGAAACTAAGGATCCGTCATTTCCACATTCGTACCCGGTCTTCAAAGCTTCCGGGCAAACCGCCCAGCGGACGGCTCGACAGGACCGTGCTGGGCCGGATGAGCCGGCGCAGGTCTTCCAGCATTGCCTTGCGCCGAGCGTCGTCGGCCTGCTGCAGGGCTTCCATCAGGCTCTGAGGCACATCCTGTGGACTCAGCCCCGCCTGCTGCAGCTCCTGAGCGAGCTGCTCTTTACGCCGCAGCGCGTCCAGCTCCGCGGCCAGCCTGTCGCGCTCTTCTTTGAGCCTGATCCGTTCGGCCTGCGCTTCCCCGGCCGCCTGAATCTGAGCGACCAGATCCGGCCGGGCCTGCTTGAGTTGTTCCAGCGTCAGATTCTCCAGGTCCATAACACCCTCCTTGGTTCCAGTAACGTCCGAAACATCCAGTCCGAATTTCCGTGCAGCATCCAAGGCACGCTGTCGGGCCAAGGCCAGATGCTCCTTGGCCAGTTTCCGATTGGCGGCAATCCGCTCCAGACTCCGCCGCACCGCCTGCGGCGTGTGGATCGGGAAATACCGCTTATGAAGCGGCCAGGTGCGGTTGCCAATTTTCACCCCCCCAGGAAGCACCAAGGCAAAGGCCTCATCCGGCAGCCGATCTACGTCTTCCCCATCTTCCGGCGGCTCCTCGGCAGGCTCCGTCGGGTTGCTGTCCGGGGCGGCCGCTGGCTCTACGTTCGCATCCGCTGCTGGTTCGGCCACTGCCCCGGTCGAGCGATCCTCGTACAGGCTCCGCGTGGTAGCCGGCTCGGCCACCAGATCCACACTGCGCACCTGCTGGATCGACTCGACGATCAGCCGACCGCCTTCCATGCGGGTGCGTCCTTGGGCGTCGTGCGAAAGACCGACGTTTTCCGGACAGTTCTCCGCATCCCAAAGCAACTGCTCGGCCAGCGGATGCTTCGGGTTAACGAGCAGATCGCCGTACAGCCCGTTGGCTTCCATCCGCACGTTCAAGAGCCTGCCGATCCGGTCCCGGTAGCTGCGGCGTCCTGCGTCCTGATGATCCACGTTGACCGGCCGGCCTTCATACAGATGCTTGGCCTCTAGCAGCGCTTGGGGCAGGTAGCGCCGGCCGTTTTGGCTTTCTAGGCCCAGCACCTTGACGCCCAGGATCATGCTGCGCTGCCGGTCCACGCGAAGCGTCAGTCCCCTGTTGGTCGTGTATTCCAAAAGCCGCTGGGCGCCGTCCTGGCTGGCGTCCTTGCCCCCAGCGGCCGGAGCAGGCTGGGATTCCCGGATGACGGCGGGCATCTCCTCGGGGTCCGCGTCCGGATGCACCTTCTTCCACGCCCGGCGTATCCGCTCTTTAACGGCAGGCAGGTCTTCCGGCGGAATCTGGACCCGGTTGCCCCGGAAACCGCCGGGTCCCAGGGCGGCAATGGCCATGCCGACTTGCCGGGCTGTTTCCTGCTTTTCCGGGTCTTCCCACAGACGCAGTTTCCAGGTGCTGGGCCGTTCCGGGTCCGGCACATAGGCGTAGGCCTCGGCCGGAAACTGCATCCCGTTTTCCGTTTTGGTCGGTCGATCGGCCATCCGTAGCCCTCCGGTGGGGCCGAAGTTTTTCTCTGCACTGGTCCGAAGCATGGGGGGGCGTGCTTGTCAGGCCCGCCGCTCCCACAAAAAGGGGATTTTATCCGAACTTGTCTGAACTTGTCCGAAGTTATGGGATTTTTGACGCCTTCGGTTGGCAAAATCAGGCCAACAAAAAAGGGCCAGACGCGATCCCGGCTCGTTGAGCCGAGACGGCGCCTGGCCCCAGCTATTCTGGTAGCCTGAGGTGCCTTCTATAGTAATTTCGTAGCGCGTTGCCCCGGAAGCGTCAAGGGGGCAAAAGAAAAATTTTTCCCGTCGCTACCCGTTTCCCCTGGCCTAGGAACATCGGCAATCAGCCCCATGGGCCGGTTAGGCCTTATCTCGGCCTTCTAAGCGGCGGTGGATCAGCCGCACCGTGCCGCCTTCCCAGGTGATCTCAATGCCCACAGTACCCCAGAACTTGGCCCGTTCGGCTTCGTCAAACAGTTGATCCAGGCGTTGGTGAGCCAAGCTGCGCATCCGGGCGTTATGATCTTGCGGGGCTGCCTGGGTGGGCTTATTCGACGGGCCTGTTGGAACTTGGCCCGGCTGCCCCTGAGGATTGGCCGCCAATGGGCTGGATACGCTTGGGCCTGCCGGACTCTGAAAACCCGCTGGTTTTGGGCCAGGTACTGCTGGTCCGGCCTGGCCAGCAGGACCGCTCCCCGGCAGACGTTGGCCTTCTGGACCTGAAGGCGGCAGACTCCTTGCCGACTGGCCTGGCTTGGCCTGACCCGGCCGGTCCTCCTTAACCATCCGATGCGAACCTTCCGCCATACAATCCCTTTCCCAAACTGGAAGTGCCCC